AACTATAAACTCTTCATCTATAGCCATGGGTATTATATTTTCGTCAGAAAAATTTTCTGATATAGCCAATAATGCGGAAGCAGCTCTGCTGGTTAGGCTGGCGTTATTTCCATAAAAGCTTTCGTGTTGTTCGTGGGCTATATCATAGGCCGTAGTGCCCTTGGGGTACCATAGCTTTTCCCATCTATTCAACAAAGAAGAATAAGACGGTACTGAACCAGATTGTTTTTTGTAAAAGAAAAAATTAACAATACTTTTTAGTGCCGTCTCATACTTCATGTATGTTAAATCTCTTCCCCCTATTTTTTCTGGCAGGTTATCAACGTGCCTATAGTCGTATAATCTGGCGCAAAGTTGATAGTCTTTTAATTCTTTTATTGTTAGTTTTAACATATATTCCTAAATTATGCTCATAGACTCTAGGATGTTGCTAACATCAAAGTCTGCGTCTTTCTTGTAGTTTTCTTGCGTAATAGCTTCATACTCTTCGTATGTCTTTTTCTCATCAACATATTTAACTAAAGGAGAATCGTAAACAAAAGTTGATCCAGTAATTCTATTTTTTGGTATCTGTAACTGCATGATGTTGTCATCTTCTGAGTCGTCACCGCTGACCAATTTCTTCTCTGTTATAAATATAGTTACCGCACACTTCTGCTGAATAGCTAATGAACCACCAGTATCAGATTGTTGAACAACTTCTCTTTTTTCTTTCATTCTATTAGAGTTTTCTTGTGCTGTTATTATTAGTACACAGTTCATATCTCTGGCAAGTTTTTCTAAACGAACCATCATCTCTTCAAATTCTCCCCAACGTGGCTTGCCTTTTCCACCTCTAGTAAACATAGATTGAATTGTATCTATCACTACTACGTCTGGTATGCGATCATCACTGCCCATAATGTCTCTAAGCCATCTTTCGAGGTCTTCAAAATAAGGAGTTTCTGGATCATGTCTAACCATGAATCTGTCTCCCCATTGATTAAGCTTATCTCTAAACAAACCTATGTATTTTTGTTTGTCTTGCTCACTCCAATTGGCTGCTTCTGCATAAACATTTTTGCCTATAATTTGAGTCATCAAAACTCTTTCCCAGTGGGTTATAGCTTCCTCAAAGTTTACGTATAAAACTCTATAGCCAGCATCAGCCCAATTGTTTACCAAGCACTTAGCAAAAGTACTTTTGCCCTTTCCTGAACCGGCGATGATTGCATGAACAGCTCCTTTAAAAAAACCACCCTCATCTGTGTACCCCATTGCTCTATTTAAAGATTTGTATTGGGTTGGAAGAAAGTTTGGAATTTCTAATAAATCTTCTGCTCTCTTTGAAATGTCATTTGCAGTTGTTACATTCTCAAGAGGATTATAATTTAATTCGTTTTCTAGATCTTTAATGTCAGAAGTTATTTGTGCTATTCTGGATATATCTTTATCTGTTTTTTCACCCTTTTGGGTGATCAGCAATTGTAGTTCCTGCAGGGAATCTAACTGTTTTCTTTTGTTTGCCTTATGTTTTACTAGTTTTGTAATTGACTCTGGTGTAGACATTTCCATAGACATAAGAATGTCCATCATCGCATCTACGCCGGATGTTCCGCCAAGGGCTGAATAAATATCAGTTTCTGAATCTAGCCAAACCTTAAAAGCTATTGGATCAACGCTATTTAATTTTGTTGCGTGGTGGTATGCCAATAAAGCTTTATAGAATTCATTTATTCCAGTGTGACCATGTATAGTGCCTACTATTTCCTCTGGAAGAAAGGCATCAAAAAAACTGATGGCGTCTGGTTCTCTCAGACACAGAGCAAATATTTGATATTCTATAGGAAACTCTTTTTCCTTTTGCTCTACGTCTAAATCATGTTCCATCTTGTTTTCTTTTTTCTTTCATCTTTTTATAATAAGCTTTTCTATTTTCTGAGTTTTTTTTCTTAGCCTCTAAATAGAATTGATTGTTTTTTAATGTTCTTTTTTGAACACGTACTGGAATTTCTGGTGCACTTTTTATTGCATCCAACATTCTATCATAAACAGACTGTTCTGTAAGGTTGTCGTTGTACCTAAAAACAACTAAGGCAATCCCTAGTTCTTTGCACATTTCTAATTTCTTTTTATCTCTTTTTTGAGCTTCCTCAAAGTCATATTTTGAATCAAAAAATCTTTGAGTATAAAAAAAATGTTGTCTGCCATGATACTCTGCAGCTAGTTTGTATTTAGGACAGTAAACGTCAAGTCTTAATTTGTCACCTAAATGAAATTCATTGACAATCTCTTCACCTGGTAAAAGTTTTTTCATAACCAATGTCAAAGCCGTTTGGCCTCTAGACATCTTTTTATTTTTTTCTTTTATCCAAGAGAGACCAAGTTGTTTCATTCTTTTATTGAGAGAAGCAACTGTTACGTTTAACTCTTTAGCTATTTCAGTTAAAGTAAGATTGCTTTCAAACAAAAGGTCTTTGAGAAACTCATCATCATCTTGGTGCTCTTCCCATTTGCTCTTCAACGCTTGCCTCTTTGTTTCTATCAAAAGCTCTTGCTACTGTTAACGTCTTACCAAGATCTAGTATTGACATGTTTGTTTTTTCCCAAAGCTTAGGAGCTATAGCCGAAGCAAACATGGGACAATCTAGTATACACATGCTATATTCATTTTCAAACTCAGAAACCTGAGCTAATACAGAGTCTAATTTATCATAGAAATCATTATATGGCACTTGGATAAACGCCGAGTCTTTTGCAAAGAATTTTCCTATATTAGATTTATGCTGAAAAGATATGACCAACACTTTGTTATGCTTAAAGTAGTACTGCATAAAGGTCTTAAATATGTCATAGTTTTCATTTATATAATTCTCTAAGAAGCATGAATCATAAAAGGTTTTATCTTTAAGACCTACTTTTCCAACTTTATCTTCCTGTGAATTGATAAAATCTGGTTGCATTGCAGCCATAAAGTTTGATTCTGTTGAAGTAATACCTTTTAATATTGATTGAACAAAATGTTTTGGAGGCTTTTTATCGCCCTTAATATCTCCAACTATAGAAAAAAATGCCGATCTAGTATAAGAGACAAACGCAAACCTATTTTTCTTTTCTAAGAGTTCTGTTACTTTAATAATTGTTTCTTTTGTATTGTGTGTTTTCATTTTATGTTCCAATTCAATAGTATGGGATTAGGATCTATAATTGATTCAATATGTCTTATGTTGTGAAACTCACCCTTGTCTAAAGACATGTATCTTTCATGTTTGGCGATCTTGTCTTCGTCTTTAATGTAACCAAGGTGTTGCATTAACAAACCAGAATGTGCCCAGTAATTTCTTTGTCTTATCCATTCAACTACATAAGTTGGTTCGGACCCGCAAGCTAATTTTCTATCAAAAAATGTTCCACCATTTTTATATCTAAAAATTCTTGAACTATTATTTGGAGCCCACAATTTATCTACCCTATATTGGGACTCATTCCACATGTGATAGAATCTTACATTTACAACATCATATGGACTTGATTGTAAAACCTTTCTAAGTTCTAATCCCTCTTCGTGGTACAGCATTTCGTCGCAATCAATTGCAATAATCCAATCACCCTCTTTTGCTATCGAACTGAGATTGTTCCAAGCATTTGACCTAAGATGACCCTCATGTTTGTCAAAAAGAGTTTCACTATTTTTAAAAACTTGTGCGTATTTTTCCGCTATATCTGCCGTGTCATCATCTGAACAATCATCTGTAAAAACAATTTTATCAACTTGATTTGACAACCTATCAAGAACTTTGTCAAGAAATCTACCTGACTCATTCTTTCCTACCATTTGCGCTATTAGCATTGTTCCTCTTTATAAATAAAGTGGAGGGTCAGGAAACCCCAACCCCCCACTTCGGATACCTAATATCAGGCGGTGAACTCTTCGAGCTGCTCACGTGCCTCTACCGACGAAATGCGTTCAATCTCTGTTGACTTAAACAGAAGCTCTCCGGTGGAACCACGGCGACCCATAGCTACCTTCTGTGCCTCTGCCTTGTTGTTAGCCTTAACCAAGCTGGTCGTGGTAACAGCAAAATACTTGAACTTGTTGTCTGACATTATATTTTTCCTTTTTAGTTTGTTGGATAATGAACTGCTATATATTCTATAGCATCTTGCAGGTTGTCTGCAAGTTTGGTTGCCATATATTTCATATATGGACGATCTTTATTTTGCTCTGAACACATTACAACCGTTGGTTGATCGTGCATCTTGGCCCAAGCCATTTCGTAATCAGTGCCTATGTAAGCTCTGTTTTCCAGCATGTATTCTACCAGAAGAAGGTCTGATTTTTTCTGCATGAAGAGATTTTTTTGTGCAATTTCATCTGGAGACATAGTATAGTCCTCTGGTATAGAGGTTGGATCAAGAACCTTATAACCTCTTTGTGACAACATAAAAGTTGCCTCTTGTCTCCAGCCTCTCGCATAGTCTCCAACGTAGTCCATTGCTCCGGCTAAATAAACTGTAATACTCATATTGGCCAATGATACTCTAAATCTGATGGTTCGTCAAAATATTGCGAATAATATTCGTAATCTTTTCTTAGCAGATTTGATCTATGAGACCTATGAAATAGATCTTCGCCAAACCACGGAGGGTACACTAATGCTGCATGATCGACTTCTTCAAACTTCATATTGTTATTATAACCTCTATCTATCCATTCTAAAATGGTAAAGTTCTGATAGAGCTTAAGTGCTTCCTCGTAGCCTGACCACATGCGTGTAACAGGATGATTTCTCCAACCTTTTGTTGGTGTTCTATCTAAGAGTATATTAAGAACTTGGAAAGTTTCTACTCTTTGTTTTCCAAGTCTTTTGTAATCCAAAACCTTTACTGACTGAATAAAATCAGGATACGGAAGGAATGTTTGCATTTAAATTAACCTTTAGTGATTCTAGTCCATTAATTACTGATGTTACTGGAAGAGCATTTGCTTCCCAAGAAACTATTGTATCACCTATTGTATCAATTAACACCTTTATTCCCTCTTCAATTTCTGCCTTAGCCAAAGCAGCGCCTAAACAATAATGTAGACCGGCACCAAAAGATAAACTCTTATTGATATCTTTTCTGTCTTCCATGATCATGAGTGGGTCAACAAATGTGTTATCGTCAAAATTGCCCGATACAAGATTAAGATATACTAGAGTACCCTTAGGAAAGATTACATCCTTATATTCTATGTCTACAGAAGCTATTCTTACAGTCCCTCTTAAAACAGAATCATGCCTAATTATTTCTTCTAAAGAAAAATTTATAGATGTTTTAAAAAGATTGTTTTCTAAAAGAGTTCTAGTAAATAGTCCTAGTTGACATCTAGTAGTGTCTATCCCACTAGCTATTATTATTTCGATCAACATGGTTAGCTCTTCATTTGTAAGCTTATCCCCATCTTGTTTGGACCTAATTAAATCAGACAAAAGATCATCTGTTAAATTTTTTCTTTTATCATCAATTAAGTTACTGGTATAGACATCAAACATTGACTGAGCAGAAGAAACTTTTTGCTGATCAATTTCTCCGTTTAAATTAAAAATATTAAACATTAAATATGACCAGTCACTAAAAAGTTTCCAGTCTTCACTAGGTATACCAAATAGTTTACATAATATTGGAATGGGATAATAATTAAAAATATCCTTTTGTAAATCTATTACTGTTTCATTTTGAAATGATTGCAAAAGCTCAACCATCAATTGTTTCATGAATGGTCTCAAGCTATTTGCGTGTGTAGCAGTAAATGCAGGCATTACTAGTTTTTTTAATCTTAAATGAGCATCACCGTTCAATGCCATTAAACCCTTTTTTCTTCTCTCCTTAAATTCAGGAGTAAGATTAGGGTTGATTTCAGCCAATAAACCTACAGCAGTATGCCAACGACCATCTCTAAGAAAAGCATTAATGTCTTCATTTCTAAATAATACATATCCTATATTATTTTTACCAATCCAACTTTTATTTCTTAGTTCAAACGTTTCTTCTTTTTGTTCTCTTCTTGTATAGGTGTGCTTTACAAATGGTATATCCAATTCACTGACTAACATTGAATATATATTAACCTTTTTTAAATTCCGTCCAGGTCTTATCGCCTACGCCGTAATATTCTCTAGCCAAACCTGCAGCAATTATATCGGTATTTAGGCATGCGCCTGATTCATTATATACCTTAGCTAAAACTCTTCCATACTTTTCGTTTTTATCTATTATGGTTTCAATCTTAACTTTGTGGTTAGATGCCGTTAGCCATTGATCCGTAAATTCTTTTGCTGCAAGACCCATTTTCTTTTCTTCTAAGTTAGAAGTACGACTTTCTGGAGTATTAACACCATATAGTCTAACTCGTCCATGTTTAAATGTATCAAATCCAAGATCAATTAAAATATCAAAAGTGTCTCCATCAATTGTTTTTTTAACTTCTGCGTTATATATCCATGGGTTTAATTTATCTGTCATATTAATCTCTTTCTATTCCTATGTGATCGCATGCTTTTCTAAAAATTTCTCTTGAGATTGGGAAATATTGATCTGCTTTACTTATTCCCTCTCCCGGTCTTGGCGTTGAAGCGTGCCAGCTATGACCAATTGAGACACTACCATCATACACCACATTGTAACCAAGGTGTCTAGCAAAGTAGGAACACCAAGTCTCTTCATAGTAGTGTGGAGTAGGCAGAAAGGCCCCTATTGCATCTGGATAGATTTCTCTATACTTTTTATTATTAGTCATATCTTCCCACACATCTCTTCTGACAAAATATGCAGAACCTGACACGGTCACGCATTCTATCTGATCCCTATAGAGCTTGTCTTCTGGATCATACTCTCTCCAACCCCTATGCTGGGGAGCTACATTGGTTCCCACAATTCCAGCGTGTGTTATATACCCTTTTTCGTCTCTTTGTTTTGGCCCCAATATATGTATATTTGGATTGTTTGCAAATATCTTTTCTATCTCTAAACAATCATTGCTTGTCATCCAAACATCTCCGTTTAGTATTCCAATTATTTCTGAGCCGCTCGTGTTAGCCATTTGGTTTACCGCTGCTGAGTAGCCTATATTTCTTCTTAGATAAGTTCTATTGATCCAATAACGCTCTTCATTTTCTCTCATCCAAGGCACAAAGTCATCTGTTGAATCGTTGTCCATGATATATAGATTCCAGTTTTTTGCGAGCGCGCCATTTGGACGATACATGTCTGAATGCAGAGTGTCCAAAAATCTCTGCAGCAGGGGTCTAGTGTTGTGGTTGACCACACATAAATCAATCATTGAGTTCTCCGAAAGTAATTTCCCTATTAGCTTTAGACAACAGGGTTAGGTTGAAGGCTTCTTCGTATTCAATACCTGACTCTATTAGAGATATAAATTCTTGTTTAGCTCCTTCTAAATCATAGATGCAGAACTCACTAAGCCTATTTATATACTGAGACCAAGACGCTAAATCCTTTTGTTTTATATTTTTTTTAAAGGACTTATTACCAAAGTATGAACCAATAAAAAATGACAAAACAGCTATTTTTATGTACTTACCATTTTTCATCTGCATAATCCTCTTCCGGACTAAAATATGTATCTCTTACGCTTATACGAATTTCATCAGCTATTTCAAGCCAAGATCTCTTTTCTTCTCTATCTACACAGTCTTTGGCAAAAGACTCATAAATAGAAATTATATGATCAAATCTATCCATATCAGCCACATATATAGCTTGCCCAGGAAGTAGTTTAACAGTAACTTTTTTCTTTGTATTTTGTTTTTTACTCATCGCTTTGTTTCTTACTCTTGATCTCTGCATTCATAACTTCTTCTTCGGGAACCTGATAAACACATAGGTTATTTTTATCGGGCTCAAAGGTTATGAATAATACCTTTTTTTGTTTTAATGAATAACCTTCTGGTGGCGCAGACTCTAGTGCAATTTTTTTTGACGCGCAGCCAAAGACCTGACTTAATCCTTCGTAGGTAACTATGTAATTTAATTTTCCAGCTGCCATTTTTCTATACCGTTTAATGATACTCCACACTTTTGGAGAAAATTATATATATTATCCCAATCTTTGTACTCAATATTTGACAAATAAAAGATTTCTTTAACCGTACTATTTGCTATTATTTTAGCACATGTAAAGCATGGTGGTCCATTAACAAACATTTTTTTTGGAGAAGAACTATAATCGCAATGAAGTAAAGCGTTCTGTTCTGCATGAATTGCTATGCAGTTATCATAGTTTGAACCAGCTTCTGAATTCTGCCCTAATCTTGGGCAGCCACCGTCTACACAATGGATAAAACCGCTTGGTCCTCCATTATAACCAACCCCTACTACATGATTATTTTCATCTACAAGAACAGCTGCGTACTGTTTTTTGGCACACGTAGAAAAAATGTTCGCTACCGCTTCACACATTTTCATGTACTGAATATTTTTATCCATAAAGAATAAAGCCGCCAATAAACGCTAATGCAATAGACATTATGATCATAATGATTCTAGTTCTTTTATCTTTTTCAATTTGCAAAACAAACTGCAAACTTATAGACCAATTTAAAAGTACTGCAAACAGTAGTGATATTATTATTCTCGATATCATCTAGATACCATTTAAAAGCGCTTTAAAGCTTATTGGGAATAAAGGTTCAGTAATTTCTTTTACCGCTCTTGCATACTCCTGTATTTCAAATTGAGAATCTTCTGCAAGTCTCTGAGAAAGAAATAAAACTACCGACTGCAAGGAACAAGACCATCTATAAACAACATACATAGAATAAGCAGGCAAGAATAGTCTTGCTTGTTCCGCAGCAATCCCGTTTTCCATAGCCATATTGTATAGGGCTTCGCTTTGTTCAACGTGTCTCATTAAGGCCTCTGTCAACAAGGACCCAGTAAACGGATCTGCTAAACCTTGAGAACCCTGCTTCTTGTCTTCAGGAGCAAGTCGCCATTCTTCCATGCCTGGTATATAAAACTCTGGATCCATTGTTATATATCTTCTGGAAGATTCATTCCAAGAATCCATTGTATGATCAGAACCAACGACATATTTCCAATGCTGTCTTGCCACTACTAAAGGAGCTTTAAATTCTAAAGTTACGAAGGCGTGTCGGAAAGGGGACATATGATTTTCTCTAGCCAAAAAGTCTATGAGTCTTGCATCGTTTTTGGATAGCTCCTGAGACTCTTTGGCGAAAGATGCTCTAGCTGCGTTTACAACAGAAAGATCACTTCCCATCTTATCGACTAATCTGACATAACCTTTATCTAAAACATCGATAATCTTTTTTTCAAAAGACATTTTATTCTTCGCTTTCTTCTTTACCTTCGTCTTCTTCGTCTTCAACTAGAAGATCTAAATCCATATCATCCAGTATAGCATCGCTTTTTGACATATGTATGAAAAATTCTTCAGAAGATTCATAAAGATCTGCAACAAACTTTTCAGTATTTTCCGGAACAACATATTCACTATCAGTGTATAGTCTATAAATAATTGAATTTATACACATTAAAGTGTCCATTATAGATTCTTGTACTAATAAAAGATTTTTTATATCTAAGTGTTCTTGATTCTTAGATTCGTTTAAACCTTCTATAGAATTAGAAGACATGATTTCGGAAAACATTTTATTAATGTCATCTTCTTCATATTTAGACATTTTTATCCTATCAACTATTGTCTTTAATCAGTTTTATCTCGCATGAATCGGTTGTACAATAAGCTTCACCTATAGCGTCTGCAGCCATGCCAGCATAGACTCCAGACAAATCAATTGGGAAAAGCTTCATTAGACCCTCTTTCTCATATTCTTCTTCCGATATTTGAGTGTAGGGCATTTGTGGATACACAGTGTTTCCTTCTGGCAGGAAGGAAACGGTTTTCAACTGACCATCATACATGTGCAGCACCGTACCAACATGTTGCTTTTCAGTTTCTGCATTAAATGAAACTGTAACAGACACAGAGTTGTCTGACCAATATCTTTGAGCTGCAGCAGCAAGGGCTATTTTCTCAAAAATAGTTACATCTTTTTCTGATCTAGTTGAGTTAGATTTAATTGGGAAAAACACAACAGAGGTTGTATCTGGCGATTCAGAAGCCGGCTCAACACGATAGTTTGCCATCTTAAATAGGGGAAGCATTGGGTCTTCGTTAGAGAATCTAATTGTTCTGTAGAAAAACTTACCACCTGGAGTCCAGTGAACGCCTGGAGATTCTCCAGCCAAAATTGAAACGGTTCCCGAAGGCTTTATCGTTGTCATCTTAATGGACTCACGAACACCAAGCCATTCAGAATAAATATTATCGTATCTTTGTACTGTTTTATATCCTTCGTCCATCCACTCTCTTAATACTGGCATGCCAGCTTTGTCGGTAAAGTCTGCAATTCCGGACATAGATGTACCAATGCGACGATTTCTTTGCATTATGGCATTTGTTTCTTCCCAGTGTGTTGGAAGCAATGTAACAGTTTTAGCATAAAGGTACGCAAACTTTAATGTTCTCTTATAATCATCTAAAGAATCATGTCTGCCCAAATATGTTTCGACCAGAGTGCAGCACTCGTAGGATTCCAACGACTGCTCTGCGCATGGATTAAATCCTGCTACTCTATGATCCTTATTATTCGGTGGGTCTATCAAGCGTCCATACTTGCGTGACATATCCATCCAAATAACACCTGGTTCTCCATTAAGGGCAATTCCCTCTACGATTGGAGAAAGGTCTTGGCCAACAGAAACTTCTACCGAGTTGTTAGACATCCAACCCCAACCTGGGTTTTCTGGATCGTAACTGTTTCTTTCTGGAAACACTTCAGAGTTTTTAAGATTTAAGAAATCTGGATCATCCAATCTTCCTATTAAAAGTTCTGCTGAACGTCTAACGTTACCAGAAACTACACAAACTCCAATAAGATTTCCTATGTCTGCAATATCTTTTCTAGTTAATTTCTGCCCATCTCTTCCCTTAAAGAGTTTATTAATTGCTCCATGAAGCTTAATCAAGGGACCTGGACCGGAAGCTGTTCCTCCAAATGTTTTAATCGGCGTTCCCGATGGACGAACCAAGGAATAATCAAACTCAATTGGATTTTGATCTGCTTTTAGATATGAGTTAATTAAATTTACTACGGATTGAACCCAACCTTCTCTACTGTCTTCTATCACTTCTGTTACAGCAGTCTTGTTTGGTTCATAGATTGTAAAATCTTTATCCGCTCCCTTGTCATCAAACCCTACGCCAACGCCCAACATTGATGCTTCCATAAGAAATCCAAATGGTTTGGCGGGATTTATTTTTACCATTTCAGAAGTAGAAACAAAAGCACAGTTCTGCAACGCTGCAGAATTTTTCTGCACGTTGACAATATTTGTTCCCATCATCCATAAACCACGTCCTGGCGGTGTCCACTTAAGGTTGAATAAACGATCAAACGCCTCCTTAGCTGAAGCCTGTGCTTTTACATCGTTCCATGGCAAGCGGTTCTTCTTGCAGTGTTCTTTTTGCAAAGAGTACATTCCGTTAATTACTCTTTCACAAACGTCAACCCAAGTTTCTTTTGTTCCATCTTCTTTTAATCTAGAATATGTACGAAGAAATGTTATTTCACCAACAGAGTTTCCACCCGCGTCCGTATAGCCAAATGGTGGTTTCTTTTTTCTATATCCATCTATAAAGTCATCATTTATTTTAAATATAAACATAGACTGATTTTTATTTGGCTGTTGTACTTGCATGTCTTCTGTGGTGATTGGTGTGCTCATTCCAGATTTCTCCTGTCATTTAATGTTAGTAATATACTTTGGGTTGGTTTTGTTTAGTTCTGCTTTTTTTATCTTAAGTATTTGATCTAAAGAATATACTTTATATATTTCTTTTTCTATAAAGTATCCGCTTCTCCAGTTCAATACTTTTTCTATGTTGAGAGGATAATTAGTAAAGACGTTACATATTATGGCACCGCCATAAATCTTAACAAGATTTTTGATTTTTTCTAAAGCCTCTTGTTTTTTTTCTTCTGTTGAAAACTGTTCTTTATCGGTTCTCTCATATATCCAATTAAAAGCTTGTCTAGTAAGAGGGGAAACGTCTATTTGATTAAATATACCAGATTGTAAAACAATCTTTCTATTATTTTCTACCTCTAAATCCTTTTTGGCTATTGCTCTAAGCATGTCGAACCAGTCTCTTTCATTAAACTGGGGCCATCCAGCCACCCAAAATAACATCACATGCTTTTCTTCTGGTATTGGAGCCTTGTTGATTATGGGTGAAAGGCATGCGCATGCTACAGATTTTTTGATGAACTCTTTTGCCTGCTGTTCATCGCCAATCTTTCTTTTTTGGACTGTCCAAAGCTGTCCAATTTTTTCTTTCCAATCTGCTTCACCCAAATATATTGTTAGATACTTTTCTGCTACGTCAAAAGATAGCGTTCCATTGGTGGCCAACGCTTCTATGGACTGTATAGACATGCTTAATCCTCTTTATCTTCATCTAAAGATATAAAACTGTGTTATAAAAATTGAATCCCGCCCCAATGTTGATAGGGCGGGAGTTCAAAAAATCGCCTGTGATAGTATATCACAAGTTTATGTATTGTTGTAGACCTTTGCTACTCGTTGTTGAATCTGTTCTTTCTAATATTTTTTTCCAAAAGAAGATGAGCAGTAACAAGAAGCCATACTGATATTGGAACGACACTTTTAAGTGGGCGTTCTGTTGATCTCCAAAAAAATCTTGTTAATGTTTCAACTTTTTGTGTTTTAATTGCGTAAGCATCGTAGGCCACAACGGCTGCAAGAAGAGCCAACCAACCGTATAGTCCTGATATTCTTTCGTCTTTATCTAATATGATTGGAGACGAATAATAATTAGAGAGCTTTTGCAGAGGCAACGCCTCGCCACTCTTGAACCTTGTTTTTTCCATAGTTATGATTATAGTCGGTTGGAAGAGCTTGTCCAAACGTAGCGGTAAAAACTTGACCACTTGGTACAAAGTGCGACTCATCTGGTCTAAACAAGCCATAAGAGTTTGGAGCACCTTGTGCGTCTGTCCTAGGAGCATGGCCTGCATTCTTGATCGCCTCAGCTGAAGCTATACCGGCAAATCTGTAGGCTCTGTGCTTGTAAGCATTTTCTCTTTCTACGTGACCAAAGCCAGAAGTAAAGGCAGTTGTTGCTGCAAGGCCTTTGTAGCCATCTGGATTAAATCTACCAAAACCATATCCGTCACGGAATGTTCCAGAAAGTGGATGCACATAGAGAGTGTCTCCAAGGCCCCTGAAAAGTTGTGACATAAAGACATCACCAGGGAAGTAGCCAGTACCAATTGTGTGGTTGCGGTCTGGAGCACCAGTCAGTAGGTGGCTTGTATTGTAAAGTGGGTAGTAAGAATAGGTGCCTGTACCCTTAGGCTTGCCAGTCATAGACGTATATGGATTAACCATATCACCAGAGTCTACACCCCTTAAAACAGGCCTTGGGCCTACGTATGCAGTTGCCATTTTGCTCTCCTTATAGAAACTTTATGGTTATAATAGTAAAAAGATTCAGCGTTTTTCTAACAATTAAAGATTGTAATCTGCTTGAATAATTAAATCTGATAGAACAGGTGGTATTTTATTGTCCGCCACGGACATGCTAATTTCTATGTAAACATCACTAGATGTTCCGGTATTTGAATTAGGACTATATGTATCGCCGTTTGGATAGAACACCCTATAAGAGGAGATCTCTGGAACAAGGGACTGAGACACATTGTAAATCTTTGGAATTACATTTGTTACCTCATTTATAGTTTTTCCTTCAGGTGCTGTAAATTTAACAAAAGTCTTACCCGTAGGCATGAACTTGTCGTACCTAATATCCATATTGGACAGTCCGTAAGTATAAACATATTTACTGTTTTCTATTACATAGTTCTTTTGTCTGAGTAGGACTCTAACGGCTGTTACTTGTTTTTCTGCAAAGTAGAAATTTAAAGGACCAGAATTATGAATAGTGTCAGAACCAAGTGTGGACCAACCGCCAGGAGCAACTTTTCCAATTGCATCAACCTGACCGTCATAGTAGCCTGGGTTAACTGGCAGGTAGACATCTTTATCAGATAGAGATGGACTTGGAGATGTTGTATATTCTACCTTTACAACATCTACACCATTTGCTGGATATGGCACTAGCGTTATGCAGTTGGACAGAGAAGAACCAACAGAACCCAACGGTATCTTGACGTACAAATATAAGCTTACTCCTAATGGGTTAGCCTCATTGAGTATAACGTTTCTTCTCCATATTTTGTCTGGTTGATCTAGAAAAGCATACTGGACAGGAGTGGTGTCTATTACGGCTCCTGAGCTATCTCCCCCAGACAGACTGTTGTCTATTCTGGTTTGAAGAAAATCTGGTATTACCTGACCTTTTGTGGCATTAATAAATTTTATTTTTGAATGCGACGATCCAGTTACCTTAGGAAGCGTGGCTTGATTATAGTATTCATTATAATCTATTAATTGATCAGAACTTACTGAGTATTCTGTTCCCACAAATGGTGTTAAGTCTATTTGTGATTTAGAATAAAAAGAAATTTGATTTGTATTAAGACTTTCCAAAGCCCTGACCCTGTCTATCAGGTCGTTGATTGCTGAGGTAAGAAAGAGATTTTCTTTTACAACCCTCTCTATTATTTCAGCTAATTTTTTATCCAAAACACCATACTTGTTATATAAATATAGTAGGTCTGAATAATTCTGCTCTACCCTTGTGTTAAAGTCTGTACTTGAAATTGGGCCATGATACTGTTGAGATTTTTTTTCTGTATATATAAATTCTGACACTTTAAACTATTCCTTTTTTCCTATTAAATCTTCTAACATTTTTATTTTGTGATTTAAATAACTTAATTTTGATGAATTAATTCCATATTTTTGAAACTCTAAATTTTCCATAAAATGTTCTTTATTTACAGTTTGTTCATCTTGGTTTAAATCATAATATTTATAACTATAATAAACCATCGAAGAAAGCTCGCTATCAATATAGTAATCTGGCGTTGCTGCACTGAAGTCGCTACCGTAATCTTCTGATAGCTGATCTGCTGCTACGGAAACGTTTTCTGCCATCTGAGAAAGTCTTGCGCAATCAACAATAAACTGGTCGTAATATAGATTTAAAACACTTGAAGGCACTGGGCCCTTAAACGCAATTCTCTGCCTAGATAGATTTGGCTCTAGAACCAAATCTCTTCTGTTTAATTCTGAATAACTCTTAGTCATATTATACCTAATGTTTAAACTTAATTCTATAAGAATTTATAGCTGGTGCCGAATACGGAGTTTGACCCCTCATGAGGTCTGCTCTTAATCTTAAACTTGTAATACCATTGTTTAAATTTTCATAAAAATAAACAACACTACCAATACCTATTTCTTTTTCTCTTCTATATACTATTTCTTTATTATTTTCATAATTTATAATAGAAAATACATTATCAGTATTAGAATATAAATTTCTTAAATCTTCTATTTTTACATAGAATAAATAATTTTGATAAACTTTTATTCCTGGAATATTTAATATTGATAATC